TACCAATGGAAGAATGGTCTAGTTGTTAAAGATTGGCGTTATGTCGTTCGTATTTGTAACATCAACACAGCTAACTTAGTGGCTGAATCTGCGGCTGCTGACATTATCAAATTGATGTCACGCGCTTTAGATCGTATTCCTAATCTTTCAATGGGTCGTCCTGCTTTCTACATGAACAGAACGGTTTACTCAATGTTAAGAATACAAGCGTTGAATAAATCACAAAACGTCTTAGACATTAACAGCGGTCTAAATCAATTTGGTACACCTAGCTCTTGGAACACTTTTGAAGGTGTGCCTTTACGCAGGGTAGATCAACTCTTAAACACAGAAGCGAGAGTGGTGTAGTCATGGCTTATGTAGACAACAACTTATTATTATCTGGCTCGATCTCATCGACCGGTGCAGTCGCAGGACAAACTGTATATAGCGCGGGTACTTCGGTACTTAGCACGAATACTGTTGATCTTGGTGTTGCCCGTGATATGGGTGAAGGGTCTGATCTTTTCGGACGCTTTCAATATACGGTTGCAGCTGTTGGCGGTACATCAATCGAGATGCAAGTTATCTCGGCTACTGATGCAGCGTTATCAACTTCAGTCGTCGTATTGGGTACAACTGGCCCTATCGCTGTAGCGTCTTTAACACTAGGCTCACGCTTTGTTTGTGACATCAACCCACAAATTGGCTCTAAAGGTCAGCGCTATTTGGGCTTGCGTTACATCTCTGTCGGTACAACTACGGCTGGTTCGGTTTTCGGTGACTTAGGTGCTGAAATCCAAGACGGTCAAAAGTTCTATGCTGGCGGCTTCGCGGTTTTATAAGGACTATTTATGGCACGTTACAAAGTATTGGTTCAAAGTTTTATCAATGATGCGTTAGTGGCAGAAGGTGAGATCGTCGTTCTTGATGATAGCGCTGAAGTTTCTGACAACTTGCAATTAATTGCTGAAGTTTCTGACAACTTGCAATTAATTGAAGAGCCTAAAGAAGTAAAGAAAAAGTAAAGAAATAAAGAACATGCCCCCTGCTTCGGTGGGGGGTTTTCTAATACAAGGAGTCTATCCCTAATGATCGAAGTTATACAGCTTGCTACGGGCATTATGGATGCACTTTCAGCCATGTTACACAGCTTGTCTGCACTGATTCCTGAAGTGATAGCAGGCGCTTCCGTGATGGCGGCTTTTATGCCACCGGCCAGTAATGATTCAGCCTGGTCAAAGATTCATACCGGTATTAACTGGATCGCCTTTAATTTCAAGAATGCCAAGAATAAGGGTGACGTATGATTTATGCGCTACTGATTATTGCGGCCTTTAGTACAGGCTTTGGGGTTGCTTACAAAATAGACAGTGCGGCTATTAATGAGTTACAGCGATCCATCGAAGTAAGCAATGAGCAAGCAGTCAGCACCTTAACCAGTATTCAAGAACGGGTTGCCGAGGCACAAGCAACTGCTAAAGAAGCCAACACTAACTTGGAATTAGCTCATGCCCAATCAATCAGCACCATTAATGCTTATCACACTGCTCTTAAGTCTAAGCGCTTGTACGACACCCATCGTAAAGACGGTGGTTGCTCCGTGCCAACAGATACAAATACCGGCATCGCTGTTAGCTCAACCGAGCCAGCCGAACTTTCAGCAGAACTTACAAACTTTCTTCTCGCCCAATCCCTCGCAGCTGACCAAGTAGCCGCGTATGCGCAGGAGTGTTTTACCTTTATTAATCATAATTGTGGATTGGAACCATGAGCGAAGCGGAGATACTTATGCCAGTAGTCGGAATGTTAATGTCGGTACTCATAGTGGTTATCGGATGGATGGGTAATAAACTCCATGAGAGGCTAGGCGAAATAAACGAAACGCTTGCCACCATCGATAGAGACTTACGCCACGAATTGTCCAGACTCGATACCCGCGTATCGGTAATCGAAAGCAAGGTTAAATAACATGACCATTCAAAACACTACCCTTCGTAAAGCAGGACCCTCACAAGGCAATGGGGTTACAACAGTATTTCCATTTACCTTTAAAGTCTTTACTGCCACAGACATTCTAGTTACTTATCTTGATGCGTTAGATGTTGAATCGGTACTGGTACTGTCTACCAACTATACCGTATCACTCAATGCGGATCAGAACACTTCACCAGGTGGCTCAGTCACTTTATTAGTGGCTCCGGCAACAGGTACTTACATTACGCTCACCTCACAAGTCACTAATACGCAAACCTTAGCCTTGACTAACTCTGGTGGTTTTTATCCGGAGTCGATTAACAATGCGCTGGATAGGACGGTTATTCAAGTTCAGCAAGTGGCTGAAGAATTGAGTCGAACCTTTAAGATTCCAATCTCATCAATAGGAACCACTGGTCAAAACATAGGTGACTACATTGCACAAGCGGAGGGCTCTGCGGATGCCTCGGCTAGCTCAGCAGTTAGTTCAGCAACATCTGCGTCGCAAGCAAGTAATTCTGCCGCTAGCGCCTTAAACAGTGCGGTAAACGGGAGCCTATCAAGCGCAGCCGCCTCAGCATCAGCAACAGCGGCCGCTAATTCAGCGCTTACAGCAGCAGTTCCAGCTAAATCAGCACTAGCTACTTATATAGACGCTTATTTTCCAGCTAGTCGCATGACAACATTTGCTTCAATTTATGTTGGCGGTGGTTGGGATATGGGTGGTATCACACAAGATATTTTTACTAATGAAACATTAATTCGATGGGTTAGCTTATCCACAGACGCTACCGCATCATTTAACTTTGGCACTGTGCCTTAACCTGGAGTTTATATACTATGTCTGACCAAATACAACGCAGGGGCGGCACAACTGCTCAACATGCAGGATTTACTGGCGCATTGCGCGAGATCACTATTGATACCGATAAAAAAACCGTAGTCGTTCATGATGGCGCTACGGTTGGTGGCTTTCCTTTGCTACGTCAGGATTTAAATAATTTTCCTGCTGGCGTGTTTGCTCCAACAGCTTCACCTACTTTTACGGGCAATACAACAGCTTCATTTGTACGCGGTGAATTTAGAAAAGATGCACCGTCTGCGGTTGCATTTGTAACTACAGCAGCCTTTGCAGTATCCACGCAAACGCAAATGTATATTGATGTCAATGGTACATGCTTAACCTTTGCGTCAGGCGTTGTTGTATCAATGCCAAGTGCAGTAACGGGTATGGATTATGCAATATGGGCTGAAACAGCGGGTACATTAACCTGTACTAATAATCACACGACACCGCCTACTGCCAATGCTCGTAAGATTGGTGGCTTCCATTATGCTCCGGGCGGCAATGCAACGGCTCAATCCGGTGGTAACACTACACCTTATATCAATCAATATTCATTCTGGGATTTGAAGTTTAAACCAGCCTGTCAAGACCCAAGAGGTATGACCTTAGTGGCTGGTAATTTCTGGGCAGATATTTATTTATTAAATACCGATCCTGATACCAACGGCACGTCTAAGTACAACGTCACTATTGCCGATGGCTCTAGTCCACCAAAGATACCGACTAAGTTTGGCGGTAATGGCACAACAGCCTATACCACTCTGACGTGGTGGGAAGCTAACGAAGTCTTGGCGGCTAACGGTAAACGCTCGGCCAGTTATCAAGAATATGCGGCCTTAGCTTTCGGCACAACCGAAGCCTCTGCTATCGGTACAGATCAAGTATCAACCATCCTTAATGCGGCTTACACCTCTAAATGGGGTGTTATGCAAGCAACAGGGGTAATGGATGTCTGGGGTAAAGACTTTGGTGGCGGTGCTGGAACGGCTGCGTGGACAGCTAATACCACAGGCAGAGGCTCTACTTATCAGCTTTGTAATGCCGTGCTCTTTGGAGGTAACTGGAGTGTTGGGGTGTACGCAGGTTCTCGTTATTCTAACTGGAACTACTCGCCTACGGCCTCGAGCGGCGGCTTCGGTTCTCGCGGTGTCGTTGACCACCTGTTACTTGATTAAAGTGGCGAAAGCCACTGGCCTTTAAAATGCAACCTATACAACAAGCGGTTGTTAATTATAGTCAGATGGCGATCATCGAGAAGTATGAAACGGTGATTCATTATTTATACCCCATTGCGCAATCTTTACCGAGAAAGCATGGGGTAGTTAGGGATATGTTTTTACAGACTTTGTTTAATCAAGCTGAGTTATTTTATATAGCCGGCAAGAGTAATCAAATCAGTAAAATATATGAAGCAGATGCAGGATTAGCGCAGCTGCGGTTTTGGTTACGTTTCTTAGTAATACCAAGTACACGCGGCATAACACCTCACCAGCACCAAGTGGTCTTAATCATGCTTGCGGAGGTAGGGTCTATGCTAGGGTCATGGATTACTAAGCGTAAGGGGCAGAATGGGTAAAAGCACCGTGAACTTTGGAGGTAACTGGAGTAGTGGGGTGACCGCGGGTTCGCGTTATTCTGTCTGGGGCGGCTCGCCTGCGTCCTCGGGCGGCGGCCTCGGTTCTCGCGGTGTCGTGACGGCATTATTTCCTACGCTTTGTAATTGCTACGGCATTGCAAGCCGATCACTATGTATGTGGTCAGCCATTGTGTCCTGCTTCGGCAAATACCTTTCACGGTTCAGGATGCCCTTAGTAATATCGCTTGAACAGGGCTACTGACTTGAAAACACATAGAAACTTAATAGAACGAATAGCCAGCCCTGAAAACATGCAGTTAGCCTTTAAGAGGACAGCGTGTGCAAAGCGCATGAGCTTTGGTTATCTGGAGTTTAAAGAATATCAGTCGATTAACTTAATCAAGTTAGGACAAGAATTATTAGACGGTAGCTATCAAGTCGGTGGTTACAAGCAGTTTTATGTCTATGAGCCTAAGAAGCGCTTAATCTCCGCTTTAGAGTTCAAAGATAGATTGGCTCAACATGCTTTAATGGCGGTCATAGGCGATATTTTTGATGCCATGTTTCTGCCTAATACCTATGCGTGCAGAGTTGGCAAAGGTACGCATGGTGGGGTTCGGTATATACAGTCGGAGTTACGAAAAGAACCGAAGCCGATGTATTACTTAAAGACGGATTACACGAAGTTTTTTCCAAGTGTCGATCATACTTTATTGCTCGCTATGATAGAGCGAAAGATTGCTTGTGAAAAAACAATGCAGATTATTAGGCAACTGGTTATACCGGGCAACGTTGGTATTCCCATCGGCAGCTTAACCAGTCAGTTATTTGCCAATATCTATGGCTCACAGCTAGACCACTTTATCCACCATGAGCTAAAGCATAGGCGCTGGGCTAGGTATATGGACGATGTGGTTATTCTTGGTGATGATCCCGAACAATTACGTCAGGACTTTGAGAAGATTAAGCAGTTTTCACAGGAAAAGTTAAAGCTCACTATCAGCAAATGGCAGTGTGCCAGCGTGAAAAGAGGTATCAACTTTTTAGGTTATCGAGTCTGGGCAACGCATAAGCTAATAAGAAAGGACTCGGTATTACGAGCAAAGCATAAGATTAAGCATTTTATTGAACACCATGAGTTTTTAAACCTCACCAAATTCCTAGCTTCATGGCGTGGTCATGCAAGTTGGGCTGATACTCACAATTTATTTAACTGGCTGGATAACAAATATGACTATGCAAATTATTAACACAAGAGAAGATT